GTGGCGCAGCATCTTGAATTGGCTTCTTCAGGGTGCGAGCTGCGTTCAGGGTCGCAAAATTCATCAGGCGCTTGAAGGCTGTTGGGTTGGAACCCTTGAGGAAGCCAAGCCGCAGTTGGTCGTAGTTGCTATCGAACTGACCTTCTACGACGATCCCTGCTCGCATCACTTCCCTTTCGGCTGCATCTCTGCGTGAATCATCCACGCAAGTAGCACTTGATCAAGCGGTAGGCTCGCCACCTCGTCTGGCCACATCCCAAACTTCTCACCAAGGATGTGGAACATAATCTCTGGCGGTGGGGATAGAGACTGCCCTATCGCCAGCCGTCTGGCAGCGAGCCTTACTTGGGGTTTGGCTGGTTCGCCTTGCCCCACGCCTCAAGCGTCTGCGAAAGTGCGTCTACCGGTGCGTCCAGCACATCCTCACAAGGCTTGCCGTCAAGCCCATTGAAGTTGTGCGTGACGACCAACTTGGCGAATGCGGCGAGCGCGCGTGGTGCGTCTCCAGAATCCAAGTCGAGCAGGATGCGCGCCGAGACTGCCTTACGCAGCTCGGCCGTCCATCCAGCGTACTTGCCCTCTAGGGCAATCTTTACCGTGTCCATATTGATCCTCCTACTAGCGCCTTAGGCGCTGCTCTTTATGGCGCTGTCGCCAGTGGCGAGTCGATCACGATCTCAAGCGACTTGCCTGAGGTCACATCGTATGCCAGACGGCAGGTCACTTCATTTACCACAACGCCCTCGTTCTCCGCCGACAGAACGACGATGTTCTCGATCTCCCACGAGCCGAGAATCCAGACACCGTAGTTATCGGTGGTCGTGCCGTACAAGCGCAGGTACTTCTGCGTGGCGATGTCGCTGATTGGGAATGAGGTCGTGGCTGCTGCGTTGCTCGCTACCGTGAAGGTCAGCGTGGCATCAAGCACACCGGTCAGCGCGGCCGTCGCAGCCGTCAGGCTGCCATCAAGCGCGGTAATCATCCCAACGCCAGTGGTTACGGTCATGCTGAAGTTCATCACGCTTGTGTAGTCGGTTGCCCCTGAGCCAGCCTTGTCAGGGAAGTTGGTGTCGGTGCTCAGCTTCATCAGGCGACCAGCCATCATTGGCTGTGCTGGCAGTGCCGTAGCGAACGCGGCCGCTGACGATTCAACGGTCGTTGCTGCGAAGGTTGCGCCCATCTGCAGGAGACCTGTGGCATCTGCTGAGAAGGTGACTTCCGTTGGTGCTGCATCCTTGACGAGATACTTCTGCACGCCGTCAGTGACTAGGAACGAGTAGAACACGAGCGTGTCCACATCGCCCTGTGTTGGCGACCAGGTCCAGGTGTACGGCGAAGCCGTGCCTGAAGTGCTTGCGCCGATTGCATCAAGAACGAGTGGCAGGGTGCGGAGCGATGCAGGACCCTCTGCGATGGTCAGGACTGGAGCCTTGCCGGTAATCGTTGGTCGCCCAGCCTGAATGGCGGTGCGCTTGCCAACTGAGGTGGTCTCTCCGAGATCAACCGTTACGCCGAGATCGATCGAGCCGACCGTCTCGTTGAAGAGGATCTCGCCAGTTGCGGTGCCGAACGATGCGGCCGTGCCGAAAGCGGACTGCGACGCAGTAGCGATTCGCGTCAGAGCCTTTGCGCCGTATGTTGCCATCTCTCGATCTCCTTGCTTTACGCGGTGAACGCCACGGTGTCAAAGACCGTGACTTCCGCAGTTGCTTCTACGGTCAGGTATTCCTGATCGGCGTATGTATCTGTGCCGAGTGTAGTGGTGGTGACTGATACCTGAGCGGCGTTTCCACTAATCGTCACAGCTCCGTCAAAAGCTGTTCGCAGCCAAGCGCGCCAGGTGTACAGGTCGCGGTACTTGTCATCCATCCGTGGGATGGGAAGCAGATACAGGCGCACCTCCACTGTCAAGACAGTGGTGCGGTTGCCGTTGCCCATGGTGATTGAGTCTTCGCCTGGGAAGAGCACGATGGCAGGCACAACCGGCAGCGACTCAGGTGGCGTGGCGTATGCCTTTCGGAGCGTGTAGCCAGCAGGCTTTGTGACCGCCGTCAGTCGAGCTGCAATGGCATCAAGAATGGTCAGGTCGTTCATCGCGCCAAGCCGTTGCGCTTGCGGTACGGCTCAAGGATGAGTGCAGCCTCTGGGTGCAGGGCGCGGCTCATGCGGAGGATGCCGCCAAGATCAGCCGATCCGATCACGCCGAATGGCGCGGTGCGGCTGTTCCAGACAGCGCCAGCCTGAATGATCTCCGCCTGCTTGACCGCAGCCGGTACGGCTGGGAAGCCGAACACGCCGACCACCTTTACGCCGAGATAAACATCCTTAGGGAAGTTGCGCGGCCATGTGACGCTCGTGTCAATCTCGGTGTAGGGGAAACCGTCTAGCGCAGCATTACGCGGAGCCAGCACATAGTCGGTGCCAGCCGTCCAAGTGGTCTCGTAGGTGCCGTTCGCGTCATCGTCTGTCTGAAGCGTCGTGACACTAACGAGATCATCGGTCAGCACATACTCGTAGTCCTCAGCCGTGTAGTAGCGCGTCTCGGACGCTGTGCCGAATCCAGTCTTGCGGTCGCAGTAGAGATCGATCAGCGTGTCGGTTGCATCGAGCACTGACTGGAGCGCGGTGTCATCGGTCGTGTCGGTAATGCCGACAGCAGCCTTGAACTCAGAGAGCGTTGCGTAGGACATTTAGCGGCCTCCTGTGTGCATCACATAGAGCGTTTCTGTACCTGATGCTACCACTGCGTAGAGTTTATCAGCCTCTGGCAGCCAGATCTCGTGCATCTCATTCTTCGGCAGAGCGAAGCCGGTGGAGGTGGTCACATCGCTATTGCCGAGATAGACCACATTGCCGCCGGTCGGAGAGTGCAGGTAGACATGAGACGCGCCGACAAGCCCAGTCGCAATCAGCACTGGCTCAGTTCCAACGGTCTTTTGTGAGGCGATAATGGTTGCCATTATTCCCCTTCAGGAGCGACGGCTGGCTCCGATTGCGAGATGGTGGCAGTCCTCATACCCTTTGATACTTTCGCGCGCTCTACGAGCCGCGTTGGTTCCTCTGCGTCGACATCTGCAACAGCCTCAGCCAAGCCAAACCCAATCAGGCTCTCCGCCTCTGCCTGTGGCAGATCAACGATTGAGCCGCTCGGATATTCACCGCGTCGCTTGCAAAGTCGAACGAGCATTTGTTTCTCCTAACTTGCGGTTCAGGGGAGCCGCCGAAGCGACTCCCCTTCACCACTGATTACGCGTTGCTCCTAACGGATTAGGCGCAGAGGTAGTGCTTGACTGCATCTGGCTGCAGAAGGCCGGTCGCGCCGCGAACCTCGACCTTGTACGACACCAAACCAAGGTTCCAAGCGTACTCACGCGATACGGAGACAGTGATGCCTCCCACGAGTGCAGTCGCAATCTGCCCCAAATCTCCGAAGAGAATTGGCTTGTTATTGTCGCCAATGTCGGCGATGCCGCCAGCCGTATAGACAGGCTTGCCAAGAAGGCGATCAACGCCACCCTGACCACCTGGCTGGAACAGCGGAAGGCTGGACGATGTGATTCCAAGGATCGTTCCAAGGGTCGCATCGGACATCAAGAAGCCAGCCTTAGGAGCCGACCTGTATTGCTGACGAACGCTGTACTGGAGCGAGTTCAGCTCGGCATATGTAGGCACGAAAGTCGCACCAGTTACGCCAAGGGTTGAAGCACCAACAACAGCGGTACCAGCGGCAGCCCCATGTGCTACGGCCACAGCCTGACCGGCCGCATCCGAGATGAAGTCAGCCAGTGAGAAAGCGCTATCGGCGACAAGTTCCTCGGATACCTGAACGAGGATCTTGAAGCCGGATGGCGTTAGCTGCAAAGTACCCATGGTTGGGTCGCTCTCAACAATCGTGCCACCTTCGCCTGGTGCAGTCGCGGTCCCAAGAGCCGTGGCTCGTGGGAACTTGATTGCGTTACCAGTTGCAACCTGAATCACATTAACCACTGCTGGGTTGATGAAGGGGTTGATCTGAGCAGCCACGACATTCACTCGTGGGAACACTGCCACAGGATCACCCAGGTTGCTGCTCTTGGTCACATCGCGCTGCTCAAAGATCTCCGTACCGCCGGCAAGACCGAGTGCGCGAAGGCGCTCGGAATCCGTCTTGGTCTTAGGAGCCGTTGGAGCAACAACAGCGGCGTACTCGGCGCGAGCCTCGTCAGCAGCCTTGCGTGCTTCGGTAGCGTTCTTCTCGGACTTCATCGCCTCGGCAAGCGTGCCAGCCTCTGCGATGAGCTTCTCGAAGCGCGCCTTGTCCTCGCCCTCCAGGGCGAGACCCTTATCGGCGGCCTCAACGGCAATGCCGCGTGCCTCCGTCAGGAGGTTTGCTCGCTTGTCAGCGAGATTTGCGAAGTCGGACATAGTGTCCACTTCCTTTCTCCGCACATAGGCGGACTATCTTTTTTGCTCTCCTCGGTGGGTTGCTCTAACGCGGACTCGCCTACTCAGGGCGGTGGGGCGCAGGCACGAGACCTAGAGTGCTTCACCTTCTGCCGCTACAATCGCCAGCATTGCCGCAGCGACGGATGGGTCAATGACCTTCTCCTGCTTTGGCGCGAGCTTCGAGCGGACAGCATCAATGACAGCCACTTCCTCGGTGGACAGTTCTCGTCCAGCCTTGACTGACTCAAGTGTGGCCATCAACGCCTCAGCCTCTACGCCGATCTTTGGCGCAGTGACTTGGCGGATTGCCGTGAGACCAAGGGTTGCAGGGTAGGCAGGGGTCTGACCACCGGCAGCAAGGATGCTCACCTCGAACAGGTTGGCTTCCTTGATGGTGCGGTTATTGCCATCCCAAGCATCCTGAACCTTCTGGAAGCCAAATGACATTCCGGCGGCGGCGGATTCGTGGGTCAGCATCGAGATGACCTTGGCTGCGTCTGGATCGGCTGGGTCGAGTTTCGCCTCAACGCGCAGACCAGTCTCGTCCTCAGTCAACTGAAGGCGGCCGCTCGCGGTCGTTGCCAGAGCGCGCGTCTCGTCATGACCAAACAGGAAGGAGATGATCTTCTGCCCTGCGGATGCGCGAGCCAGTGAACGCTTGAATGCGTTAGGCGCAATGCGCTCCTCGAATGGCAGA